CTCAAAAAGACAAACTTAAAGCCCGTGGATATCTCTTTGAGAATAAGGGTGATGTGTTGTATAAATGTCACAATTGTGGCTTAGCAACAGGATTATCCCAATTAATTGACCACGTGGCGCCACCTCTGAAACGAGAGTATGTTCTAGAGAAGTTCAAACACGGACCATCTCCTAGAAAAGTTAAGGAAAAATCTTCCGAAGATTTTTTCAAAACGAACAAGACTCCAACATTTAATTTAGACCCCCTAAAACATATTACTTGTTTAACCAAATTGGCACAAGACCATCCTGCACGAGTTTATGTTCAAAGCAGAAAAATACCCACTCGCCAGATACCGAGGCTGTACTATACAGATACGTTCAAAGAGTGGACTAATTCTATAGTCAAGAATAAGTTTCCAAATGTAGCCAAAGACGAGGCTCGCCTCATCATTCCATTCTTTGATAAGACTGGAAAAATGATAGCATTTCAAGGGCGAAGCCTGGACCCCAATAATCCAGTTAGATATATAACTATAAAGATAACAGACGATGAATGCAAACTTTACGGTATGGAGAGAATGGATGAGTCGAAAACCGTGTATGTTACGGAAGGTCCGATTGATTCATTATTTTTAGATAATGCAATTGCAATGGCCGGGAGTGATTTAGCCAATTCTTGTAATCTAAATAGTGAGACTGATTTTGTTATTGTAATGGATAATGAAAACAGAAACAAAGAAATAGTTAAGAAAATTGAGGCCTTTATCGAAAAGGGGTATTCAGTATGTATCTGGGATGCCAAGATTAAGCAGAAGGATATAAACGATATGATACTTAGTGGAATGAGTAGTGAAGAGTTACACAAGTCAATAAAAACGAGGACGTTTAAGGGACTACAAGCAAAGATGGTCCTAAATAAGTGGAAACGTGTGATGAAAGGAAAGCGGAAAAATAATGCCAATATTTGATTTTGAATGTAAGAAGTGCGGTAAAGTAAAGACCGAAATGTGTAAATGGTCCAAAACTATGCACAACAAGATAGGTAAGTGCGAGTGTGGAGCAAAGAGTTTCAAACGTATAATTAGTGTCGGATGGGGCTATACACGAGACTTGACGAGAGAAGAACGTGAAGCAAATGATTTAATAGGGAGAAATTAATGCCAAAACGAGTATACTAACGTGACAATATAGGTACTCACAAATGGTATAACCTCTGTAGTTAGACTTATTAATCTCTATCGTTATAAATACGTCTTAAAGAAACCGGAGTATTTTTAATGATAATAGTAAATGTGCAGTGTGACGAATGTCAGGCTACCTGCACAATCGAACACGACCTAGATGACAAATTATACAAAATAGAAAAATGCCCCTTCTGTCAGGGAGAAGATATCCAATTAGATGTTGAAGAAGAGATTATATGATTATTGGAATAGATTACTCTATGACATCGCCCGCCGTTTGTGTCGCTCAAACCCCTTTTCGATACAACAACTGCAAGTTTATGTTTATCACAAAGAACAAAAAACTTGCGACCAACATCGCCCCTAATATAGAAGGTATTCTTTTATATGAATACGGCGACAATCTAGAAAGATTTACCCACCTCGCCAATCAGACTGTTGAGTGGATTATGCAACAGCCAGGAGCCCTTATAAGACGGAATCATATTGGAATCGAAGGCTATGCTTTTGGTGCCAAAGGGCAAGTATTCAATATTGGTGAAAACACTGGAATACTCAAATTTAAACTAGCAGAAGGAGTTGCTAACACAATGAGTGTTTTCGCACCATCCGAAATAAAGAAATTCGCAACTGGAAAAGGAAACGCTAATAAGATGTTAATGTACGAAGCGTTTGTTGAAGAGACTGGAGACGACCTTGCTAATTTGTTTGAAATTGATGATTATAGTGGACAATCTCCTGTGTCTGATATAGTCGATTCTTATTATATAGCAAAATACCGCGACCAAAACACATAAATATAGTTATGTATATAGAAATTTGGCAACTAATATTTTTCCCGTGTATCGCCGTGTGTGCATACTTTTCCTATAGGAACGGCTGGAAAGAGGGTATCCACCAGGGTATTCATCTAGTCATTACGGATTTAGCAAAAAACACCATAATCAAAATCTACGAGAACGAAGAAGATAATGAAGTGATTGTGGGCAGATATGATGTGGAAGTAGAGGAGATGAAAGGTGACGGAAGAAAATGAGAAAAGAACAAGAAAATCAACAAGTTAAAAATAGTTGAAAAAAAGTCAGGTTTGGGGTTGACAAACCCTAGTTAGTAGAGTATAATAGTATAAGTATTTAATGATGAAGTGATTGAAAAGGAGCAAGAATGAAGATCAATCTAAAGAAAATGAATGACTATTGTGCGAGAGTATCCGACTATGAAAAAGTAGCAGATTGGATCATTGAGGGGTGCGATGACCCTCAAGGCGAAGTGGCTTGGCTATTGGAAATGCTATATGAGGCCGAGACAACAACACCAACATTTAAAGAAGCCTATGAGTCCGTACTGGACTTGATGGAATGGAAAGACATCAATGACATTGGCATTGATCCACTCAGCGGGAAATTGAATTGAAGAAGGAGAATATTATGTCAAAATATAAGATTTACGTTACAGAGGAGTCAGTAACGAAAGAACTGACCCGTGAAGAAGTAGTAGAAATGCTCCAAAATGACGTTGCGACCGTGACGTTCACCAAAGCAGACGGGACCGAAAGAGTGATGGAATGTACATTGCTTCAAGAAGTCCTATCCGAGAGAATCACCGGCCTCCTCCAGGGAGCGCCTGATAAAAATACCAAGGCACCAAATCCCGACACTATAGCAGTCTATGATATTCCATCTGATGGATGGCGTTCATTTAGACTTGACGCCGTAAAGAGTATTAGTTTCCCAACTAGTATCTTTACAGATGATGGAATAGTTTATCCAACATTTGAGTAAGGGCCGTCTATGATGATGCGTAAGAACGATGTAAAAGTTCTTAGCGAAATCGAACACGTCCTTCATCGCCCAGGAATGTATGTCGGAGATACCACAATAGGTACTCACGACAAATGGGTGATGAGGGATGGTTCAATCGTTAAAGAATCTGTAGAGATTGTTCCTGCCTTTCTGAAACTATTTGATGAGATTGTGTCGAATAGCATTGATGAGGGGTTCAGAACCAATTTCAAATTTGCAAACGAGATTAAAATCTATGTGGAAGATAATGGGAAAATATCCATAACCGATAACGGCCGTGGTATTCCTGTTGTAGATATTCCAGAGTTGGGTAAAACTCAAGCAGAATTGGCCTTCACGAATCTCCGTGCTGGTGCCAATTTTGAAGATGATGGTCACGTTTCAATCGGAACGCACGGACTAGGTTCAACTCTAGTGAATATTCTATCAAGGAAATTTATCGCCCACACAGACGATGGTAAGAAACATTTCAGACTCCATTGCTCTCATAATCTTAGTGAAATTGACACAAAGATAACTAAGACCAAGGGAGTTCTTGGTACTAATGTGTCATTCTTTCCAGATTTTAAGAAACTCGGTATGACTACACTCACTGAGGACCACAAGGCTCTGATTGAAAAACGAGTTAGTGACCTCGCAGTATGTTTTCCGAAGATACGATTCAAGTTCAATGGTCGTGTTGTACAAGCAGGAACATTTAAGCAATACCTTAAGAAAATTGGTGAAAATTATGAAATACTTGAAACTCCTAAATTTAAAGTGGCAGTCCTACCTTCCGAGTCACACGAGCATATATCGTTTATTAACGGTATTGACACTTTCGGAGGTGGAGTACATAACGATATTGTTACTAATGATATTTGTTGGACTATAAAAGAAGCCATCAAGAAGAAACACAAATTGACAGTCAGACCATCGGACATTAAAAACCATCTTACTTTCGTAACTATCACGAATTCGGTGCCAGACCCAAAATTTGATTCTCAGACCAAAGAGAGATTGACTAATAACGCAAATGATATTAGGCCCATCTTTAGTGGTGTCACCGAAGAGAAATTCATCGCTAGAATTCTACGAAATGAAGAGATAATCCAACCTATCATAGAAACACTTCTACTCAAAAAGCAGTTGGCAGAGGCACGTGCATTACGCAAAGCCCATAAGGGTATGAAGAAAAAGAAGGTTGCATCTCACATTTCTGCCTCATCTAAAAATGCAGATGATAAGATTCTGTTTATTACAGAGGGTCAGTCAGCGATATCCAACCTAATCAATGTACGTAAAACAGATATTCACGGTGGCTTCCCGTTGCGTGGTAAAGTTCGTAACGTAAGAGAACTAAAACCCACCGAGATTATGAAAAACAAAGAACTATCTGAATTGATGTCCATTATCGGTTTGGAATTGGGAGAATCAGCAGTTGATTTGAACTATGGTCAAATCGGAATACTCGCTGATGCAGACTATGATGGGTTCTCCATCGCGGCCTTGCTAGTCAATTTCTTCTCCAACTGGAAAGAATTGTTCGAGGAAGAACGTGTGCTACTGATTAAATCCCCGATTGTTATCGCCAAGAAGGGCAAAGCAGTCAAACGATACTATGACTTGGCAGATTTCACCAATGCAAAACTTGACACGAATTGGAGAATAGAGTATAATAAGGGATTAGGTAGTTTATCAGTAGAAGAGTATGATTTAATGATAAACGACCCAGTGACTGAGGTCATTGAATTCGACAGTGGAGCAATTCCTTCACTAGAAACAGCGTTTGGGAAAAACTCACTCCCACGCAAACAATGGTTAATGAAATGAATGTAACTGAACTGATAGACGGACAATACAAAGATTACTCGAAATACGTTCTGTATAGCAGGGCTATTCCTCATATGATTGATGGTCTCAAACCATCACAGAGGAAGATACTCTATACGGCACTGAAAACAGCCAATACCAGTCGAATTAAGACCGCTTCATTAAGTGGTAATACAATTTCACAGGCAAATTATCATCACGGTGATGCTTCTCTAAACGATGCAATCACAAAGATGGTGCAATTACACTCTAACAATATTCCATTGCTTGAGGGCGAAGGAAGTTTCGGGTCACGCCTAGTGCCTGACGCGGCCGCACCTCGATACACGTATGTCAAGATGAGTCAGAATTTTGAGAAGTATTTCGCTGATACGATGGTCGCTGATAAGAGCATCGACCCGGAAGACCCAGAACCAGCGTTCTATCTACCAATCATTCCTTGGGTTCTAGTAAACGGAGTCAAAGGTATTGCAGTCGGGTTCGCCACAGACATTCAACCACGTAATCCAAAAGAGATTGCGAAGTTATGTCAAGCGTATCTGAAAGGAAAGAATATAGATAAAGAGACACTACTCCCATATTACCCAGAATTTGAGGGAAAGATATATGAAGAATTAGATTCTGTTTATTGTGAGGGTAACTTCACGCTAACTGGTCAGACTAAGTTAGAGATTACAGAGGTTCCAGTTGGGTTCACACGAGAATCATATGTCCAAGTTCTAAATAAATTGGAAGAGACTGGAAAGATTGTGTCGTATACAGACAAGTGCGACAAGACGGGTTTCAAGTTTGATGTGACCCTCAAGCGTGGTAAGAAAATGAAAGACCACCAGATTGTCAGACTATTCAAACTAAAGAAAAAGATTAACGAGAATATTACGGTCATTGACCACGAAGGAAAGTTGAAAGTATATGATTCCCCTATTGACATTATTAAAGAATTTTGCGATTACCGACTCGGGAAGTACGAAGAGAGATACGAATACCTCATCGAAGAGGGTATCTCCGCTTTGGATATCATTAAAGCAAAGGTCAAATTCATAGAACTTATCATTCAAGGCACTCTGGACTTCAAAAATAAAAACAGAAAAACCATCAAAAAAGAGTTGACAACCACGTTCAAATCTGATATAATAGAGATATTAATAAAAATGCCTATATACTCCTTGTGTCAGGATGAGATGAGTAAGTATATTAATGAAGGCACGGCGTTATATAAACAGATTGAGAACTGGCGAATAATTGATACAACTAAAGAGTTTATTAAAGAACTAAAGGTTTAATTATGGAATTTGTAAATGAGATTGAAAGCACAGAGAAGGGAGATTCTTCTAATAATTCTCTGGTGATTGGTCATATATTATACAAAGATGGAGACCAGATGTTTGAAATTAAAGATGTTAGGATTAAAGATTTTAATACATTTCGAGACTTCATATATGAGATGATTGACGAATGGGAGAAGTCTAAATGATATTGATTGATTTTAATCAAGTAATGATTGCTAATTTGATGATGAATGCCAAAACCCAAGCAGATGTTTCGGAAGATTTACTCCGACATATGATATTTAATACGCTTAGAAATTATCGAAAGCAATTCAATAAGACGTATGGAGAACTGGTGATATGCAACGACAGTAGACACTACTGGCGAAAAGACGTATTTCCTCTATACAAAGCAGGTCGAAAGGAGGGACGAGAAAAGTCTCCATTCGATTGGGAAATTATCTTTAAAATCTTTGATGGAATACGAGAAGATTTAAAGACACATTTCCCGTACAAGTATATTGAAGTTATGGGTGCAGAGGCCGATGATGTTATTGGTGTGATATGTAAGTATCATCACGCAGAAGAAAAGATTTGTATTTTGTCATCCGATAAGGACTTTATTCAGTTGCATAAATACAAAGGAGTTCAACAGTATTCTCCTATGCAAAAGAAGTTTATCAGACATCCAAATCCAATAGCGTATCTTAAAGAACACACTATTCGTGGTGACAGAGGCGATGGAATACCAAACTTCTTATCTGCTGATAATTGTCTTGTCGAAGGAATTCGCCAATCATCCGTATCTAAAAAGAAACTAGATGTCTGGTTGACACAGAAGCCAGAAGAAATTTGTACTACTGCCGAGATGGCAGACAATTGGAAAAGGAATGATGAACTAGTTAATCTTGAAAAAATTCCACAGTTATTGATTAACGATATTCAGACCGCATTCGCAAAAGAACCAACGGGTACACGCAAGAAATTATATGATTATTTTGTTATGAATAGGTTGTCCAGACTAACAGATGTCATTACGGATTTCTAATAATGACAACTGATGAACAAGTACAAGACTTTATTGATTATTTTGGGGATCAGATTCCCAATCCTGAACACTATCCAATTAGGGTCAAATGGTTAGTAAAATGGTACAAGCTCGTCATTTT